CAGCAAGACCACCATCAACATGAGATAAGTATGACAATTCATTTGGATTTAATCCAAAAGCTTTGTTAAGAACAAGAGATCTTAAATTTGCTTTGAGTTTTAGTCTGCTTCCAGGAGGAGAAACTCTAACCAGGGTTGTACCAGTTTCATACCCAATACCAGGAGAAATAATAACTACACTTGTAATTTTTCCATCTGCAGATTCTGTTCTAAGAACAGCACCTGTTGCGTTAGGATTGCTGCTTTCTACAGTAACATCTGGCGGACCAGTATATCCAGATCCTCCAGCAAGAACAAATGCCGAAATAATCTTTCCATTGGAAATAATTATTCCAATTTGTCCAAGAGTTCCTTCACCAATGGAAATAGTTGGAGGATTTTCAAAATTAACAATGTTAGATCCATATCCATTTCCTTCTTCATATACAATCGTATCTACAATTTCTCCTCTAACAATAGGAGTAACTGTTAATTGTTCTTGTTGTTGATTTTCGGTTAGAACGGTGACCCTACACTGAATTTCTGGATACAAGAATCTTTGATATCCAGATCCTTCAGAATCTAAGAATGCATAAATTCCTTTATCATAATTTGTAGTAGTCGGTTCTATATCACCTTTATTTCCAGCTTCTGCTAATCTAAATCTATTTGCAGAAAGTCTAATTACCTGATATTGCTTTGTAGAACTTAGTCCAACAATACCAGTGGTGTCGTAGGTATAGTTAACAATTTCACCACTTTTAAATCCATGATTTTCAAATCGAATGAAATCTCTTGCAGTGTTAATACCTGCTTGCTTCACGATCAATTCTTTATTGGTGTATCCCTCGCCAGGATCCTCAATACTTACTCTGCTAACCGTGGTTTTCTGTTCGTATGTTCTAAAGACATGAAGACCGCTATTTAATGCAGCTGCATCTTCACTAATTTGAATGCTGCTTACTCCAAGAACAGCATCATTCTTAGTGTAATAGAGAGAAATGGAATTATCTGAGTTTGCATGAACATAATAATCCTGTCCACTCATTAAAGTGAGTTCATCCTTAGAGGATCCAGTTGTGGCAATTCCTAAGTTAGAATTACCATTCCTATCATATACAATTCTTGCACCTGTCAGAAGATTATGTTCGCTGTTAAATGTGACTACATTATCCGTAGCGTTTACATCGCCACCAGAGAGAGTGCTAACACCAGTGAATGAAAGTTCTCTAAATCTCTCCTCTGTTACTGCCCTACCTCTAGCACCTGCACCGTTACCTCCCCAAATCTGAACACTAACTACGCTGTCAATGTCAAAAGTTACTGGGTCAACAACAATGTTTTGAATTTTACCAGATACAACTGCTAATGCAGCTGCAGTATTTGCTGCACTTACATTCGCCTCGTTAATAGTAATACTTGGTGGATGAATAACATCATATCCTGATCCTCCAGATAAGACATCAATAGATTTTAACCCACCAGAATAAACTAGGTCTTCTCCCTTATAATTTAAGATTTCAACACCATTGACGAGCATACCAGTATTTCCATCACTGGTATTTTCTGATGTCGTTTCTTGCTCTCTTCCACTTGTGAGATCTTGTTCGAGAAGAAATCTGCGAATAGGTCTAGCTGGGAAAATGTTGCGACTTCCTTGACTACTAAGAATAAAGTCGTGAGTTCCTACTGTCTGTGTTGGAGCAACAAAGTATGTTGGTAAATTTGCCTTAATAAACGCTCTAGAGGCAAAAAGTTGAATTTGATTGGAAGAACTTAATACCTTTACGAAATAACTTTTGCCTTGTACAAGACCACCGATAGATGTTGTCCCTTCTCCAGCAGTATAAGTTACTTCTTCTCCAGTCTTAAATGGGACTGGATTTGTAAAAGAAATAATAGTATAAGCATTCTCTAGACTATCATATCCCTGGAAGTTTCCTAATGCAACTGATGGGTTTGTAAGTTTTGCATGGATCTTATCAACTGTAATAGGATAACTGGGCAGAGAACTAGAAGCAACATATGCTTCTCTCTTACCACTCTCAGATTCATTCTCCGAGACAATGTAGGTGTTGTTTACATCAGTAAGAAGTTGCTCTTGACCTCCAACTAGAGGAACAATAGTTGAGACTGCCTTCTTCTGTTTCCTTCTAATATCATACAGAAGAGATGTGCTTAATGTTGGAATAGTCCCAGACAAAGAAACTGTTTTAGTTGTTTTATTAATAGTGGTAACAACTAAATTATCAGCGATAAGATCGGGAGTTCCTCTTTTCAGAATCTGAACTATATCACCAACTCTTAAACTTGACTTATCAATAGTTCCTTCCAGAACAAACTGCGATCCCGAAAAAGAATTGATATAATATCGAGAAGCAGTGTTGTAAATCCAAGAGTTGAAGAAAATTTCTTCGTAAGTCTTATCCTGATCTGGATTGTCAATATATCTACCTAAATTCTTTACTCTAATAGAAGAATTTGTATCTAAGTTTTGTAGAGGTTGGTTGGTAATGAATTCATTCAAAACCCCAGTCACTCTCATGTTGACTACTTTATTCAGATCACCATTCTCATATCCGTATACAATATTTGGTGCAGATATTTTGCTATTATCTGGAATAGTTGTCGAAATAAGTGGTGTGATGTTAAAGAACTGGTTAATACTCTTAGTTCCGTAATTAACTGTCTGATAATATGAATTTGTGGGGTCGCCAATTTTCAGGGTGCCGATACTAGAGAATCCAATAGTAGAATCTACTGTAATTACAGATGCTCCAATCCCAATTTCGCCAATGTTTCTGGTTCTACCAGCAACTCTGAAAGTTCCGTCGGTCAAAGACCTTTCGTCAAAACCAGTAAAGAGGGAAATCTTATAATAACCGTCTCTAATATTTTGAATCTCAGAAATAGGTCCAGATGCAGCATTATAATTTGGATTATTAGGATCGTTGTCCTGATAAAGGGTTTCACCGATTAAAGCAGTTGGATCTCCAGAAATTATTTCTACAGAGAGAGTTTTTCTGCGAACATAATTTGCATAAGATGGTTTGATCAGATATTTTTCGAGATCATTGATTTTTGGTTCAATTCCGAACAATGCCTTAAAGAGAATCTTGAAAGAATCCTCAGTTCCCTTTGCTTCATATAAACTTCTTGCTTCTTTGATAAAATTATTAACATTAAGGTTAGGAGAAAGGGTAACTCCCTCCAAACCAGGAGCGTACATCGCTTTCAACTTTTTGTAAAACTCTTGTAAGAAAAGAGCACTTACATTTGTTACAGTTGCCCCAGAAGAATGTGCAGCTGCTTGGGTTTGCTTCCAAGTTACTGAAGTTTCCGAATATTTGTCAATTCCGCTAAATCCTCTAGTACATCCAATGAAAGATGTACTATTTTTTTCGGTATATGTAATAATCTCTTGGTCAATTTTTAAAAGACCAAAACGAGCAGGATATCCATCAGTATTTGTGACATTAATCGTGTCTGCAGAACTAGAAATGTCTGCAGTCAAAGATGTAGTGCCTCTGATTACATCCGTGGTTAAATTATCTAATTTTATGTACGCATCGATATTCTCAGCGATATCAGAGGGTCCACCTTGATAATCCTGAGAGATATAGTATTGTTTTAAGAACTCAAGAAATGCAGGATTCTCCGAAACTGCAAATTCAGGTACAGTTTCACTGACTACTTGATAAGTCTTGATTCTGGGACTTAAAGGCGAATTTGTCTCGATCATCCTACTGTCTAATTAGCGATCCGTTGGAGTAGCTAGAAGTGACTTGATATCCAATGCCAGAAATTTGCTGACCAGAGGAAATCGTATCTCTCACGATATTTATCTGAGAGTTTGAGAGGTCTAGACTCAAGTAAAGATCTTTGAGTCCAACAACATCATTGGATTCTGGGAATACTTGAACCTCAACGGTGTCATTACCCTTAACAGTAGATGTAATTTGAACTGCATTGATGAGAATTTCACCTTTAGTGTAATCTACTGTTCCTGCTGACTTAATTACAACCTCTGAGTCACCACCTTCTACAATTGCTGGTTTAAAGATGGCAATATCACCAAATAAACCGTCAGCTCTAGGAATATCCGTCAAATAGACAATTTCCTCACTTCCCTGAATAGTAAATCCAGTGGATTTGACAGTTCCGCCACCTTCTAGAATGTGGAACTGGTTACCAAAGCACAATTCGTACTGTGCCACTTGATTAATCAGACATTTTAGGTCTCTACGCATCTGAACGCGCATAATGTTCGATGTGATCGAAGGATTTGCACGATCTACGATTCTTTGAGACTCAGAATACTTAAATCTGCCGCCAAATTTATTTAAATTGGTCGATCCGCCATATTCTGTCAATGCTTGAATAACTTGCGATTTTAATTCGTTAGGATCGTCAAAAATGCTGTTATTGTAGTAAACTGAAGTGACCAACTCTACATACAAAATCTTCAGATCCTCAATTCTTTGGTTAATACCAGCAATAGAGTAACTCTTAAGTTTAGTGAGGATGTTCTGCTTGGTAAAGTCAGACAAAAATGTCCCGTTTCTCGGCTTGATGCTTAAAACAACAGTTCCAAACTCGGGAGGATCTAATTCTTCTCCACCAACGACAGAAATGGACTCAGTATTGGGATAAATTGACTGAACGATCGCTTCATAATCGCGTGGTGTGACCGCCCTGTTCTGCGCTGAGTACATTCGGGGGGCAAAGTACCTAACGGAGTCAACAGACTCGATATCTGACCCGTTACGGGCGCTCTGAGAGGTCGTAACGGTGGTTAATTCGTAAGGGGAGATGGGTGTACCCGAATCATTTAAGATATTTCCAGAAAATGCAAAGTTTTTACCTTCATTACCATCCTTACCGTCTGTTATAATGTAAGAAATGCTAATTGTGTCGCCAACTTCTAGTTTTGTTCCAAAAAGTCCATCTCCAAACAGCAATTCGTAAGTTTCATTTGCTGCTTCTTGGATAAGATAGACATTTGAGGTGCCTGTCACATTAATAATGTTGTCTACCTTAGAAAAAGAGAGTCCTGCAGACGCACCAGACTTCCTAACACTAACTCTAAGGGTATCAATATCAACAAAAGAGTTCTCAATTAAAAATCTTTGGTCAGTGCTGCCATTTACAGTCCACTGTTTAGTCAAATATGTTCCTTGATAGACAGTTATTCCAGAAAATGTTGCAGTTCTTCTAGGATTCTGTCCAGCAACCTCTCCAGGGTTTAATGGACTCGTTGTAACTATGTCTTCTGGGATCGAAAATACATAACTTGTATTATTTACAGTTCCAACAGCGACTAATCCAGCCTTCAAAGTTACTGTGGTGGAATCTCCTTGGAATTTAAAGTCAAAATCAACGATCGCTTCCGCTGCTTTCCGCGATCTGGGGACATAACCAATGTTTCTTGCCAGAGATACTACATTTTCTCTCAAAGTTGCGGAATCCAAGAAGGATTCGTTGGCAACCATGTTGCTATTGAAGGCAGTAATGTAAGTATTATATGCTAAAGCGTCCAAAATGATCGACATGTTCGATCCTTCAAAGTCAAAATCAGTAAAATCTGAATTTGATCTTAGGTAATCTTTGATCGACTGCTTAATTTGGTCGAAATCTAGGTTAGTATACTTGAAAGATGGCATTTTTTTACCTAGTTGACTCTAAAATAAACTCGAATTGCTGACTATCGAAATTTTCGCCAACAATATCGTAACTAATACTGACTTCGAATGAGTTATCGTCTGGACTTGGGTTGACTTGAACACGAGTGTTTGCTATCCTACCCTCAAAACCAGCTAAAACATCAAGAATTTGCTGAGAAATCACGCCAGCAGAGGCAAAATCAACAAAATCGAAAAGAGAACGAGTCACATCCGTCCCAATGTTGGACGCAAATGGTCGTTCTCCTACAATTGTTTGCACTAAATTCCTAACAGCACGCTTAATCGCCTTCTCATTCTTGAGAACAGGCAGATCTCCTGTAACAGGATGCGCTTTAAATGACAAATCAATGTCCTTAAAAGCCCGTGAGTTAGTCTCAGCCATGAATTGGCAATATATATCGAGATTATTTATACCTTCTTTCCGTAGCTTGGTTCGGTTCCATACTCCCAATCATCGTAATCCTCGTCATTACGAATCTGTTCGTGGAGTAAAGTCTGTCTTTTTAGATCATGCTTATGATCTCCGACCACTTCTCTTAAAATTCTATCCGATTTTGGGTCTGAAATGAGATATTCAGTACCAAAATCTTCCCTCATCATATCACGATTATGGTCGGGAACAGGATGATTAGACATTTTGCCCTCCAAAAGTTCGTTTCCAGAACTTTTAAAGGGGTTGCTATCCCTAAAATTATTTAGTCTGCGTATATACAGCGGACATCACATGGGTTTTGACCGCAATTTGGACATACTTTCTTGACAATTGGTTCAGTAATGTCGTCAGGAATGTCTGGATACATTGAATTTAGGTAATCTTGTTGGATTTCTTCTTCTGTTTTCCAGAAATACTCGTCGGTATCACCTAGTCTACCCCATCTGACACCATTTTCAACTTGGAAATAGTGTGTACTCACCTTAAAATCAGGGACGAGCGGCGTTTCGGGGGTAATAGAAAGGTCAAAGATCCTTGTTCTATTGTTTGGATAGAGGCAAAACTGCCCATTTTCCAGTTCAATGCAATTATGAGACTTATGTTCGTCGGGAATTTCGCTTACATTTGTATTTGTGGTATCTCCGTCAGGATGAAAGTTGTCTAATGTGAACTTGTATGCCCCTCTAAGGGACCCGAAATTGCGTGTGCGTACTTCGAAGTCCATTGAGGTGATAAAGGACTTCTCAAGGCATCTGACGCCATAGTCCATACAGTTCCAAAACTGTAGGTTAGGTAGGTCAAGATCAGGGTT